TCAGCCTGATTCTTTGTAAACATCCTTGATACGATGATATTTTCAGCATCATCACAAAATCTATCCCTTGAGTTAGGGTCAATGTATATATCTAAAGGGTCAATATCCCTTATAACAACCTCACCTTTACCATTATCACGAGTAGGGTCTTGATAACAAATCATAGCTCCCATCCCACAAACATAGTAATCATCCACCACATTACGAAGAACTGTGACTCCATCAGAGATATCCCACATATAAGCAAGTAAGCCATTTATCATCTGAGCTACTTGATTATCACTATCTTCTCTTGGAGACACTCTGAATTGAGGTCTATTAGCAGTTAGAAGAGCTTTAGCCATTTCAACTGCGGGGTGAAGTCTATTTACAACAATTGGAGCTTGACCACGCTCTTTTAATGTTTGAGCCTGTTCTTTAGTCCATTGTTGTCCTAGTCTGAATTCACGGTCTTCTTGAGCTTGAACAGCCCATTTCTCTCTATTGTTTGAGTAATCATTAAATAGGTTATGCGTGTCTTCGACTAATTTTTTCGTAGGTATAGTTTTCTCAGCCATAATTATCCTGTCAAGAATTTATTATTTATAATGTCATCCAGTCAAGTAGTTTTTTTCCCATAGAAAGGTCGTCTTCTACTGCTGTAAAATCCTTTCTCCTGCTGGGTCTTGCACCATCAAGTGCAGTCCATACTGCATCCATCACATCATCATGTTTCCCCCTTGGGTAGGATAGAAATTCAGCTTGTGCTTCAATATCCTGCGGTCTAAAAAAGAATTGTCCCTTAGCAAGAAGCGGTACAAGAGACAATAGTCTCTCAGATTTTCTATTTCTTGGCTTTACACCTTTCTCTAACCCGGGGATATATAGATTCTGCTCCTGCATCTGTTTTCTTACCGCAGACCTTAATGCTTCCTGATAGGCTACAGTTTCAATCTTCATCCTTCTTGGTTTATATTTTTTAAATATCTTGATTATCATGTCTGGTTGTTCAGCAGGGTCAACTTTCGTCCTAACAAGGTTAATCATATAGTGGTTCCCCTTACTATCAATCCCCACAGTAGCAATAACAAAGAAGTCAGCCTTAATAGATAAAGAAGATGCTGGGTCTACTCCTGAGTAAACTGCTACAGGAACTATCTCCTCATCTTCGTCTGGTAACTTTTTAACAAGTATAGCCTGACCATCTCTAATCTCATAATCATAATGATGTATCTTTATGTATTCTGGCTTAAATGGAGCTTCATCAGGAGACTGAGCAATATTCATATACTCTTGGTAGAATCCATTTAGATTGCCCACAGAGGCGAACTCGTCCTTTATCTGTAATATTCTCTTCTTTGGAAACCTAGCTTCCCATAATGACTTCTCATCGTCATCCCATATTGAATACCATAGTACATCCCATGCTGGAGACTCTTTAGCCCAACAAAGAAAACAATCTTCAGAGATAACAGTCCCTATCATAGTTATTCTGCCATCATCTGAGAGGGATGGTATCACAGCTTCGGTTATCCACTTCCTGTTCTTTGCTCGTGCCTCGGCAGTAAATGCGTTTAATTCAGACTCAAAGTCATCAATGATAATCAGGTTAGGTCTGGTGTCACCTTCAATGAACCCCCTAACTCTCTGACCTGTTCCCACAGCAATTATACGAGCACCATTGGCGAGGATTATATCATTATTAGTCCATCTACGAGCAGTAGTAGGACCCATCTCTCCAAAGTTATCTGAAAATGTTTTAGAATGGGATAGGTGGTACTTTATCCTTGATAGAAAGTTGATAGATTGGCTTTGACTTTCTGATATAATGACAATGAATAAGTCTTCATGGTTGGGTTTAAATGCGACCTTCCATAAGGGGTAAATGAGAGAAACAGTAGTAGACTTAGCAGTACCACGGGGAGCCGCAATAAGAAGCCTTTTTCTAGCTTCATTCCTAAGATGGGAATAGAGTTCATTGTGAAAAGGAGGAATATCCCTATTAAGAGCAGTAGGGAAACAAATTTTCCCAAATAGCCCAATATTTTCCCTAAACTTCTTGAGAACTTGAAGCTTCTGATACTTCTCCTCGTAATTCTCCATTACCTTCCGTTGTTTCTGTTAGTTTCAACTTCTGTTCTTCTTCTAGAACATCGGCTATAAGTTTTCTAGTTGAGACACCCTCTAGTGAACGAGTGGTCTTTATAGTGTCTTTATCATCCATACCATGTAATGACATTAGCTTTTCAGTAGCTCTCATCATATTAGTCACATCGTTCTTGTCTCTTGCCATCTGGATGCTCTCTTCCAGCAAGTCCATTACATACTCACGGTCTTTACCTGAGTCTTTTAGCAGTACATCTAACTCATCTCTTACCACTTTCTTGAACTCCTCTGTTCTAATCCTCCTTTTCCATCTCCTTCTTTGTTGTGGGGTAGTTTGCCCCATAACCAAGTCAATGGCGAGATTAGCATCAAAATTAGTTGAAACATATGCGAGGGCAAGGTTCCTCCATCTTTCGGAACGAGACTGAACTTCAAGGGCTGGTTTCCCAGAGAGGGTCCAAGGGGTAGACCTGCCCTCAGCATAAAACTTTTGTGTTTTGTAATTTGGGTTGTGCATGATGTATCCATATGGAGTTCGGACATATAGAGTAGGTTGATTGCGGTCAGATTCATACTTCTTTCGTTTTAAGACAATGGAAACAAACCCATCATCGCTTAGGCAGTACTCTTTTTCTTTTGCTAACTTCCAATGGGAAAATTGGACCCCGCTCTCCTTCGCTTCTTTCTGCGTATACACCGGGTACGACTTCTTCCCATCCTTGTGATGTATGGTTATCTTGTACACAACTATCGCAAACGCCATCAATATTCATTGTCGGCTTATCACAGCCATGACACATGAACGGTGTAGGCATTACTTGCTTTTCCAGTAATAAAGCCACTTTGTCTTATTCACTTGCCATTCTCCCTTTTCCCATAACTTACTGTTATAAAAGACAAGAACAAGTATAAAAAGTAGTAATATCTCTATCATTAGTAGTCTCTCCCAATTAATCCGTTAGCCTTGTATCTCCCCACCTTATCCTTAAGCTTAAGAAGTTCAGTAGCAATGTATACACAAGCATCTAATAGTTCTTCCAAGGATTCTTCAATCATATCTCGCCCGTCTTTCAGTTGCATGTCCTGCTTGTATTTGCTCTGTCCATACTCTAAGCGGTACGCTATAAGATTAACTATCCTCTCATTAGTCCCCTTTACTGGAGTCCAAGTTGATTCTTGAATTTTAGGTTTAGACATGTAAAGCCCTCCTATACCACCCAAACCAGAACTTCTCCTGTGGTGGGTTTTTTACTACTATACTAGCAAACTTTAGGACTCTATATGCTCTGAGTCTGTCGACTTCAAGCTTCTTAATGCTCTTGAGCGTCTGAGGACCCACTCTTCCGTCAACGACCACGGCTCCTTTGTACTTGCCATTGATAGCACTCTGAAGCACTTTACCAGCACCCCTAGTACCAAAATTAACAACCATATCAAAGTATACATGGCGTAGTGGCTCAGGCACGAGATAAGTCTTAGATGGCTTCCAATAATGAAGATAATACAACTCTTTGGCTCTTTCTATTGTCAAAGCCTTTATATCTTCTTTTGGGTAAGCTTTCTTACTTATTCCGTACTTAGTCTCCCCGCCTTTATCTGTTGGGTCATCAACATAGCCGCCTTCTGATTCTATAACCTGTTCGATTATCCTTTCAAAGTCTTCACTATACATAGAACCTCCTTTTCAATTATGTGAAATATTCTCAATCCACCTATTCTTGCCTGAAGATACAACAATTTAAGACTCATCAGCAACAACTTTGTTAACTGGGACAGTAATATCGGAAGTTTCAGCTTTCTTAATAGCATCTTTCTTAGCCTCCTCTACCTTAGTACTTATATATTCTGCAAATTCGTCCTCTTTCTCCAGTAATTCCACAAACATAGAAAATACGGCGAAAAAATCTTGAACTTGGTTGTGTAGACCGTTAAACTTTGTCCCTATCTCGCGTATCATTGCGTCATGTAGGGTTAGAGCATGGTCTCTTTCTTTATTGGTGGGTTTTTTGCCCTTTTTTGCTGTCATAGATTCCTCCTAGCAGTCTCGATTTAGTCCTTAGGTACCTAAGAAAGTAATAAACTGTACTTGATAAAGCAAAGTCTTATAATAAGCTAACTAAGGAGGCACGAAGCTAAGGTTAATTAGAAAGCTTGTCAAGTAAATTTCAAAAAAAATAATAAATACTCCCATCTCACTCCGTCCTCACTCCCCAGATAACATAATATAAAGTGAATACAATCGAAAAGAACCACATTTGCAAAAATAGTTCTAGAATGTGAGTGTTAGATATACATGAGCAGGTACCCCATCGAATTTCACTGCGTGGGGTCTCCTTCTCATTGAAAGCTAGTACATAGGTTGGATGTCACACACCAAGGCTTAACGACAAGCCTGCACTACACAGCCAGCGCAAGCGCGGGTGATTAGGCAGTTTGTCTACCTTGGGTGTAACATCTGGCTC